GCTCTGCGCTGTCGGGGTTAGATAGGGTTTTCTTCTTGGACATTTTTACCCCCACTGGCCAGCCATGGCTTGCGCAATTCCGGCATATGTCTCGCTACGAATTTTCCATCTATCTGCACTAGGCGGCAATTTCCATATCCTTTGTTCTCGCCCATCAACCACATTAGTAGGCACCAATGGCTGTAAGTTATGCAACCAAAGGCCGGTTTTCTTTGTCTCGCCATGTCCAAATTGCCAAGGCTGAATGTACTGCGTTGGGGGCATCGGTAGAACTCCGACAGGGTTTTCCATGCAAACGCTATCGGCATGGCGCTTGGCTAATTCCCATAACCCAATCGTCCAGCGGATAGCCTCTAAACGCTCGTTATGTTTCGGCATACCTTTGCCGTACCATCTGTTGCCCGATACCGCCAACGCCGTGCAAGGCGGGTGCATGATGATTAAATCCCACTGGCGCGAGCGGATAGCGTCCATAGCATCGCCCTGTATATGCGGCCCCGGCACATCCGTTTGCAGTAAATCGCAACTTGTGGCGTCGTGGCCTTTTGCTATAAATGCATCTCTCACGCGCCCGGAGTATTCGCAAGAAACTAAAACTTTCATAACCTCACCTTGGTTAACCACCGAAAAAAGAAACTACGCCAGCCTGTCGGTGTCACAGGTTTTCGGGGATCAGCCTAGGCGTAGTTGTTCAATAATACGCGGTTATTGTTCGTCGGGCAATTCGTCGCCAACCTCACCCATCAACTCAACATCATCAATCGGGTAATCCCCCTCGTCGGCCAACTTTTTGCGAACCTCAGACGGGTCAAGCACCTGGCTATCAAGATAGATTTGTCGAGTTTGCGCTTTTTTGTACTCGGTTTCGGCCATGTCCTTTTCACTCGGCACCGATAGCGGGCAAAAGTGAATCAGGTAATCGTCCGTGTAGACGCCCATCGACTGCATGATAAGCGACACCACGCGGTCAAGCGCGGGTAACAGGCGGTCTTTCTGTCCTTTATGCACTTCGGCATACCAGTTTTCAAGCCCGGTCTTATCGCCCGAGTTCAGGCCGGACTTTTGGCGGCCAAACAGCAACGATTCGGGAAGGCCAGACACCGAACACAGCGCCAGCGCGAACCTGTCCATAATTTCCGGCACACCTGAAAAACTGGTAGATTTGAGTTCGTAGGTTTCGCCCGAAGCGTCGCCCATCCCCGAATCAATCACGATGGTATTGTTGATCGAGCGGCTCATGTCCACCAGGTCGATGCGCTTCTTAACGAGTTCCTCGCCATCCTTCGACCTCAACAGGTTAGACAGACCCGGTATGCCATGCACTGCTTGCTGCGCACGCTCCAGTAGCGCATTGGCCCACATATACGCCATACCCATACGGGTCAGTTCGCTGTAGCACTGTTGCAGCTTGGAATTGCCCCACCCATCATTGCGCGTGCGGATGCGGTCAGGCACGGCGGCACCGTCGAAAATCAGCGTTCGGCTTTCGTGGACTTCGTAGGGCATCCCGCCGTCAACCGGACTGATTAGCCAGATTTCTGTTTTACCGAACCGCTTGTCTGCCGGGTCGGTGTACTTCTGGTGCCTACTCACCTGGTGGCGGTCGTAAACGCGGATAGTTTCCAGCTCCTTCACGCGGTCGAAGTTCAGCGGGTCGGTCAACTCGCCCCCATCATTGACCACGAGCACGGCCAGCGCCCCGCCGTACAGGTCGGCCCATCGTACGGCATCGGACAGCCGGTTCAATACGCACATGTCCTCGATACGGGCCATTACATCAGACGGATCATCAATCCCGGACAACTCAAAACCGGCCCGCACCATTTCATCAGCGGGCAGGTCAATAATGCGCCGTGCGAAGCCGTCGCCCTCGTACAGGTTTTCGAGTTCCTGGTGGCTCAGGTAGCGTGCGGCTTTGGCAGTCGTGGCGTTCGAGCGGTCGCGCCGATTGCCTACGCCTAAAAAGACGTTTTCATACGCGCCGTCTTGACGGGCAACCGGGTTTTTGGGTGGCCGTCCAACCGGGCGGCCTGTGGGTTTTGTGGGCATGGTGGGCCTTTATGGGGGGATTATGCCCGGATTATAGATTATTTAACTTCATTTCTAAAATTTCTTTTTTTAGCCTTTCCCGAAACGCCCCGTCTGATTCCTGGTAAAGACCGATGCCAGCGTTGAAAACGTAGCCGTCTTTTCTATCTTTGCTAACCTTCCTCATCATTACGTTTTCTCCACAACAATGGTCGAGAAATCCTTGCGCATCTGTGGATTCTTCATTTTCAAGATCTTTATCGTAAATATTCATCACTCCCCCTCCACCAACAAATTAAACTCCCTCCGAAACCGCAACGGGTCGCGCACGTTCTTGATTTTTGCCATCGGGTTACCGGCACCGGACACGATAACCGTACCATAGCCGAAGATGCGCCCGAAAATTCCCTGTTTAACCTGGATGCTTTCCACCTTGCGAAGCGGAAGCTCTACCGTGTCACGCATGATAAACCCGTACTTGGCAACCACGCGCTTGTCGGTAATGTAAAGCTCGGTAGAATTGTAGATGATGTAAGCGGCCAGCAGTAGGATAAGGCCGAAGCCCATAGCGGGTAGCGTCAGGATGCCAACAGAAACGAGGGCGAATTGTGACCACCAGCTAACGCGGGTTTGGTAGATGACCCGCTCGTTTGGGAGGGTTGCGGATTGGATGTAGGACATTTTATTCTCCCAATGTTTTACCAATTTCTGCCGCTGCACGGACTATTGCGCGGCGGGTGGCGGCGCAAGAGTCGCCATTGTGCTGTTCAGTGCATCCTTGACCTTCAATATCTCCGGCATAGGTCTTTCCTGCGCTCACCCATACATTGACGACAATCCCTAATCTCACCGCCAGCCGCAGCGCATCGCCGTCGTCGGTTAGGGGGTTCCAAGAATCCGCCTGCCCGCCGAAGCCTGACGTATGCAGCGCAAACGACATGTAGTGAGGGCTGTCGTAGTCCTCAATCTTGTCTGCCCATTCGCTGTATTTAGTTAGACCCGCCGCCTTCGCCGCCAACTCTAACAATTCACGGTCTGTCATTTCTCACTCTCCTTACTAGTTAACAATACTGACGAAAATTATACACAAGAAACCCAAAGCAAAACACAATTTTTTCTATCACTACAAAAGTGCTGATAGGTCGAAGCTATTACCGGCCAACTTGGCAAACGCCGCACTTGCGGCGTCTACCTGATCCTTGTATTTTCCAACCGGGAAATTGCGTAGCTCGTCTATGAAGTCTTTGTTCCAAGCGCCAGCAAGCATAAGCACGTTCCCGGCCTCAACCTGGGCGCTGAATGGCGCGGCCCTTAGCTCTTTGTCGCCAATAGGGCGCTCTGCCCGAACATCAAACCCGGCCAGCGCCCTGATGGTATTCTCTGCCGACTCTTTGCCGCCTGATCCTGGCTCTTGCTCAATCCATACCGGCACGCTGGTGCCGTCCATTTCGGCGGTCTGGCGAATCATGCGCTCACGGTTCAACGCCGACCACTGGCCACGGATAACATCCAGCACAATAAACCGCCCGTCTTTCATGCGGGCCATCTTCACGCCAGCCGAATACGCGCCCCCGCCTTCGGTGCCTGCTTTGTCCCAATAGCGAACGGTTTGCGCGGGATTGGCTGGTGCGGCCTGCACAATCTCGATGCGGTCAACCTTGAATAGCCCCCCACCTCGCGGTGCTGGGCGCTGCTGGAATTGCCCTGCAACAGCCATGCTTCCCATGATCTTTTTGTCGCGCTCAACAACTTCACGCGGGAAGCGCTCAGGAAACAACAGCTCACCTTCTTCGGTGCGCGGGTCAGAAAATCCGATTGACGTGGTGCAGCGCCGTTCTGGTTCAAATTCCATCGGCAAGCACAAATGCTCGTACCCGTAGTCTTGTTCAAGAATGAACCCCGATACATCGTTTTCATGCAGTCGTTGCATGACGATAACGATAGCCGACGAATCAGGATTGTTAAGGCGCGTCGGTAGTGTTTCCTGGAAAACCCTTAAAGCGGTTTCTCGGTGCGCGTCCGACAATGACGCCTCGACGCTGTGCGGGTCGTCCCAAGCCACTCGGTCGCCCCTTCGTCCCGTCATACTCGACACCGCACACGCTTGCCTAAAACCCGTTTGACGGTTCTCGTAATAGGTCTTTTGGTTCTGGTCGCCAGACAATTCAAGCGGCCATAGCTTTTGATACCAGTCAGACGTTATCAAGTTGCGCATCTTGCGCGTGTCGCGGATTGCCAAGCCCTGCTCATGACTAGCCCCGATAAACCGCATATGCGCAAGGCCACGCGGCCCCCATTCCCAGGCTGGCCAGAATACACTAACAAGCGTTGATTTCATTGTGCCAGGGGGGATGTTGATTAACAGGCGGTTCAATTCGCCCGTTGTAATCGCTTCCAAATGCTCACACACCGCGTCAACGTGCCAACCGTGAATATACGGTTGCCCAGGCTCTAACACTTTCCAAGCCCGACGAACGAATGCCGCCAATGAGCGGCGGCATAGTTCACGTTCAGCGGCAAGAATGTCGTCAGGTGTTATTTGCAGCATTAACCAATTCTTCCAGCGCGGCGGCTGACAGCTTGGAAACGTCTAGCGCGGGTTTGGGCGTCATGCTGCCGTCGGCACTTGAGTGGTCAATCTCTTGCTTATCGCGCCATCCGAAACGGTTCTTCATATTGAAAACCCAAACGGTCGCGTTACCTTGACCGTCTTGCGTCATCCTGCGCCCTTGGCGCTCCCACCAGACCTCACAAAGCGCTTTTCTAGTCTTTTCGGTTCGTCTAAATTCTTCCGAATCCGCAAGCAATGTGTTCCACGCGGTTTCGGAAATTCCAAGCAAACAGCGGG